CAAGGATACACCTAAAATGCTAGAAACTCTCATAGGTCATACCTTTTATATATGGTCTCCGCCATTTTCTAGCCTAGGTGAGACTCCCCCGCTGTTGGTTGTGGCTTTCCCACTTTTTCGCGTTCACCAGCTTCGAATTCGTCACGCTCTTTAGCAGCGTCTTTGACTTCTTTCTCTTTAGCGTTGTAAGTGTCGATAGCGTCTTTGTTCGTATCAGTTACACCAGAGATTTCACCAGTAGTTGTAACTTTGATATGGATGATAGATTTAGGTGCATCAATCATACCTGATAAACGAGTTTCTGTTAACATCTTGTGTTTGTTGAAGTCGATATCGAATGCTTCAAAGTTAGTGATTTGTCCACCTTTATCTAAACCGATAGAGTAGTCAGAAAGGTTTAACATAAGCACTTCTTTCTCAGGAACTAAAGTAGTTTCGCAAATATCTTTAGCGCCTAACACACGAGCAACTTGTGCGTCGTCCATTGGTGCCAATCCACCCCAGAATGTGTTGTCAGCTTTACGTAATAAACGAATAGCTGCTGATAAGTCTGGGTGAATAAATGCAGTGTATCCACCAGCACCACGATAGTGTTTACGAGCTTTAATTGCCGCAGCAAACAAGTCATTTACAGTGTTAGCTGTTAACTCGATACGATAGAATGGTGCTTCTTTGATAATTGGGCGGATACGGTCTTCACGAATTTTCATTGGGTCAGTCTTTTCACGACCGTCACCAACTAAGATTGCACGAGCTAATTCGTCACGTAAATCTTGTTCTAATTGACGTTTTAGATATAAGATAATATCGAAGTCTTTGATATCGATTACGTAGTCACGGTCGATAGATTGTTTAACGTATACAGTTTGAGGTGCTGCTTCACGTTCAAAGAAGTCGATAACACTTTCTAATTTTTGTGTTCCTGTAATATAACCACGAGCACGAGCTTGTTCTTCAGTCATATTAGCGAAACGATGTTTGAAGCGAGTCATAGGTTTCTTATGAACGCCACCTAAGATTTTCTCAGTTCCCAACATGTTGTTGCGGAATGGTTCTGGTTCTTTCTTAGATAACTCTGCTTCTGGGAATAACATTTCGATATTCTTAATTCCGTTGTGTTTTAAGATATCTTTTAATGTTCCAGTTTCACTAGATGCGCTAGCAACTAATTGTGGTGTTAAGTCTGCGTGAGTTAACACTTGTTCGTTTGGTGTTGATTGAGAATCAAACGCTGATTGTCTTACCATATTATCCTCCGTTGTTTCAGTTTCTTTTTGTTCAGGTTCAGAAACTTCTGGTTCTTCGTCTTCTGCAACTAGGGCATCAACTAATGCTTGTTGTTCAGGCGTCATAGAATCGTAAATTTCTTCAACTGATAATTCTTTAGTTTCGTCCACTACTGTGTCCTCCTCTTGTTCATCTTCAGCTGAGTGAATTAGTTCAGCAGGTTGATAAATAACGAAGTTCATTTCTTCGCCATACTCTGAGTGAGCTACAAATTCTTCAATTTTTGCTCCAGGATTTGCTCCTGTCAATACTAGACTGACCTCAAAGATTTTACCGTGAACAACATTATTGCCGTCACGTTTAATTTTGTTAGCAGCGATAGACATAGCCTTAATTGTACCTTCTTTTACTAATTGCTTAGCATGCAAGGCAGACTCTGTATCGTTAAAGTAACCATAACCATAAGTACCCTTATCGCGGTGTTCGAGAACTACTTTCCCTAAAACGCTAGTAACGTCGTTATGTTGGTGGTTCCATACTAACGGCACTTCATTTGGTGTTTCACCAGCAAAAGCACCCTGTTTAATAACTACACCGTCTGAGCACAAAGTATCATTCTTCGTAACCCAACCGGCGAAGTCGTATCCTTTTGGCACTATTCGTCCTCCTCCCCATAGTTTTCATAGCCATTTTGAGCTTCCGCATCAGCGACCTGTTGCTCAAGCGCAGCCAACTCTGGGTCTTCTGAGCCCGCAACTTGTTTATCCATCGCCATGTTAGGATTGTAAAGGCGGTTAGCATTTTCATCCTCTGACGGTGGGAAACCAAGAATTGAACGAGCTTCATTAGGAGTCATTACAGCATTACGAATAAAGGTATCCACCATGGTCGCAAGTTGTTCAGTTGGAACAAGCTTGAATGGGTCTCTTTGAATCGCAATGAAGTTTCCTTGAGTACGTGCTGTTTTAGAGATGAACTTACGCTCAAACTCTTTAGCAATAGCCGTAATGATTGGGTCAATCGTTCTACTATAGTAGGCACGAGTTTCCATCTCATTGGCTGTACCATTTAAGATATTCTCCGTAATACCGAATTGACTATACAAGTCTTTCTTCAGGTCTTTAATCTCTTCTAAGATACCGTTTGTCAACGGACGGTTTAATTGGATAACTTTCTCTTGAGAGTCAATGTATCCAATACCATGCGGACTTTTAGTTAATTGCTCTTCCAAATTACGGATAGAGTCAACGGCACGGTCTTTGAAGGACTTGTTGCGTGTAGCATACGGCATTTGCAATATGATATCTAGCTTGTTGCTAGCCAAGTTCCGGTCAGACTTGTCAATGATTGCGAGTTTATCAAGTAAACGACGCAGAGTTAAGTTTGAATCATTAACAATTTCCCGGAATGGGTTTTCAATAATTGCCACGTTGTTTTTTGGTAAAACTACATCTACTCGTTTAGCGAGTTTCGGGTTATATAGGTTTACCTTTACATGTTCTGGATACCATTGCGTAATTTTACCAATACGCATCTCCAGAATATCGACAGTTGCGTTCTTTCGCAGGTCTACGTTTGTTTCTGTAGGAACTACCGCGACAACACCTTCATCAAACATCGAGTAGATGAGGTCTTGCATAAACGCAATGTTAGATTGGTCGGCATTCGCCTCATACTTTAAACAGTAATTCAATCCATTTTGAACTACTGAATCGTTCGATGGGTTCTCGTCAACTTTAATCTGAGAAAGGTCAACCATTGAACAGTCAATCGCAATTCGACTAAATACCGATGACAGAATTTCAGTACTTCTGTATCGTGGAATAGTGAATTCCGAACGAGAAGACGAAGGTCCGAAGTCGGTTGTATGCTGGTATGTCTCTTGACCAGAAAACACGTTCCAAGCATGTGTTATTCTATCTAGGAATTTCACCCGAAGACCTCCTTAAGTTCTTTGAAAGCGACCCAAGCATCCATTAACGCCGAAACGTTATCGATTTTCTCAGACGCTCTCCGTTTGGAAAGTTTCATGTTTCCATTATTATCTTCAATCACAATAGCATTACCCATTGCGAATTTCATAAGCTCTTCGTCATGCACCATATACTTATCTTCAACCATTGCTTTAATTTCACCTAATGGTACCGACTCAGTTCTTGCACCTTGACGTACCTTCACCGTATGGTACGAGCCATAATCCCGTTCCCAACAACGTAGGAACACTTCTGCGTTATACGGGTCGTAACCCAGCCCTATGACTTGGTAATCCCTTGCTTGAATATGCATGTCGAGGTCCTCATAGACCTCATTTAAGTCGAGGTAATTTTTGTCCATGATGACAAGGGTACCTTCTTTTACAAAGACGTCATACTTCATTTGCATCGCTGTTGGTAACTTGTTATACTTATGTCGGGAAACATAAGACCGTGTTTTAATTCCATACCCGTGGGAAAGCGGGAAGATGAAAGTAAACGCACAGAAGTCGTCACCTTGTGATAAGTCAGCGCCCATAACACATTCGAGTCCATCATAATTTTGTTTATGTCTTGTTGGTAAGGTCTCTTCGTACTGGAAGTAATACGTTTGACCTTCGACCGGAATTCCAAAACGTTTTGCTAATATGTCGTTACGTTTAGCAGGGACCGTAGCGGCAGTATCGGCATCGAGTTGGTATGCTTCATAAGAAACAGTGGCTCCGATATTTGGGTTGGCTTTCAACCACATTTCTGGATTAGCTACTTCGCTTACATGGTCAAGTCTATAATACCAAATCGAGACGTGTGGGTTATAAACTTCACCGTGCAAATAGCTAAGTAATTCCATTTTGATTGTATCACCAACACCATCACGGGCTGTACCTTCGGATGAAGTCGCCACGATGATATAGTCTTTATTCTTAGACGCTCCTTGCTCTAAAGCTCCGATAACGTCTTCCTTAACCTTTCCGGAGAGCCATTCGTCTACCGTGTTGTACTTAGAACGAGCACCTTGTAATTTGTCGATACTCATTGTACGTACTTCGATGAGTGAGTTCGTAATAAAGTTTTCAATCCCTTTCTTAGTAGAAGCGAGACGTTGTTTATTAGCGATGTTTGTCGATAGAACGTTACCTTCGGTTAAGTATTTGAACAGCGGACCACGACTCCTTGCGATAGCTGTTTTAATAGGAGACATAGTCTCATCGGCTTGTCTCATTGTAGGAGCCGTTACAATTTGGTGAGTCGTATTTGTATCAATTAATAAGCCGTAAGCTTGAATAAGTGATGCATATACCGATTTGGCCGCACCACGTCCGACGATAAGATATTGTTTCTTACGTAGACGTCGTTTAACCATCATGTGCTTATAGCGTTTTTGTACCGGGTCGAAGACTTTTTCTTCGGTATAATAGAACCAAGCTAATAGGTCTTCAGCCCAGAGTTTAAAGGACGGTAATAGTGTTAAATCAGACCCATCAGTCAGTGTCATCTCAGACTCACAAAACTTAATGAATCCATCTATTGCCTTATCGTCGTAATAATACTCCGGACTTGCAATTAAATGGTCTATAAGGTTCATCTGGAGTGAAACCTCTTGATTAATCGGTACTTCACCACGTAACACACTATCTCTGAAGAGAGCGTATTCTTTAGGTGTAGCAGTGTTTGATAACATCTATTTTATTTCCATTGTCCTTTCTTTTTCTTTCTAGATAGCGTGTAAGTATGTTCTTTAAGTTTAGACTTAAGCGATTTAGTTCCACGAGTTGCAATACTTGATAAAGCTTTATTCACTTCGTCATTGCTGAACGCAGTGTTAATAAGTTTCTCAGCCAATACTGGACCGAGTTTCTTAGCCTTACCGTCTTTAGTATATCCGACTTGTGTTTCTAAGATTTTATTAATCTTACCACTTACACCCTTACCACTATCTTTTATGGCTTTCTTATAATCGCCTTCTAATTTCATACGAGCGATTTTTGCACGTAGCTCATCATCACTCATTTCAGAAATCTTACGCTTCTTGCTGAGTTTCTTCTTGAATCGGTCATCCGTAGACATTTTCTTCTGGTTACGTGTTCTGAATTTACTCTTTAAGTTAAGTGATGCGTTACGTAAACGTCGACGAATACCCCAGCGTTGACCTAAAATACCGTGATGTAGAAGAACTACTTCATAGTCGGAGTGGACAACGCCTTTAAACTTTAAAGCCTTCAGTGCGTTTCTTCTTTCCATTTTGAACGCTCTTACTTGTTCTCTCTTGTAACGTTTCTTCGCTTTCTTGAACAACTTCTTAGATATCGTCAATTTCGCTAAATCTTTACCGTGAGTTTCAGCAAGATACTTGGATGTCTTTCTGTTATTAAGCGCTTTACGAATACCTTTTAGTCCGCGATAATTTTCGTTGAATACGATTTTACCGTTACCTTTACGGTATTCTTTCTTCATACCACGGAGAGATTTTCTAAGTTCTTTCCGCGATTTTTTATACGTCGATTTAATAGCATTTCGTTGCTCTTTTGTAGCAGCGTTATGTGCTTTTCTAGCATCCGATAAAGCTTTACGCTTCTCTAACCAACGTCGAATACCGTGACGCATACCTTTGACACCATAGTGTAAAAGTTCTTCGTCTGAATGTTTCATTTCGTTCATTCGTGTTTTACGAAGGGCTACGAATTTTCTTATATCAACACCAGAGGCACGTTTCTTCTTACGAGACTGAGATGTCTTAACAAGATTTCCGAACTTACCCGACCTAACCTGAGCGTCCCATGTATCGCCTTGCATCTTACGACGCATCTCAGCGATTAAACGTTGTCTACGGAGTTCCGCTTCTTTACGGATTTGGTCGATTGACTTCTTCTCCTTCTTCTTACGCTTTTCCGATTGATAGTTTACTTCTCTACGAAGTTCCTTCAAATGTCCAAGAAGTTCTTTCTTTCGTGCAACAATCTCTTCAGCGGTCATGGTATTAAGTTTAGGTTTACGAATACCCTTCTTCATACCTTTGACGCCATGGTGATATAAATTATCGTCCACCTTCGGTCCCTCCTTCCTCAGTTTTTAGATACGTTAGTCGATAGATAAGTTCTTTCTTCTTATTGTCGAGTAACGTAGTTAGTGTTGAAACTGCTGGAGGGTCGAACCCTAGTTTCACACTAGTGTAGATGTATTGCTTAACCAAATGAGGATAAGCAGCATCCGTAGTAGGTTTAAGGATATGAGCGTACTCGGCATTAGCTAAATCATCCGTAGGGAGAATAGCGTCAATCTCCAATAAGTCACCGACCGCATTACTTAAATGTAGTAGTAACTCATCATTGAAGGCTTCTGTACCGTCGTCATATCCAATAATGACTGTCTTCAATTCAGATAATATAGTCATTTTGAACACCTACTCTGAGAAGTGCATAGCGCCAGACTCATCAACATAAACGGCAGCGCGATTTAACATCTCACCTTTTGCGTTGAAGTAATACCATTTACCATCCACTTGCCTTACTTCTTGTGATACCATTTTACCACTTGATACTTCACAGTAATACCACTTGTCAAAGTATTGAATCCAGCCAGTCTTCATTCTACCGTCATTACCAAAGTAATACCAATAGTCACCGACTTTCTCCCAACCTGTAGCCATGTGGCAACTGTCTTTAAACCAGTACCAAGACTCATCGTCATCTTGGAACCATTGATTACGTAACGCGTAACCATTTGTGTTGAAGTAGAACCAGCCTCCGTTGATTTGTTCCCATTTCGATTTAGGATAATTTCCGTCTTCGTCACGGTAGTACCAACCAGTACTGTCTTCTACCCAACCTTTTGCAACCGCAACAATCTCTTCCACGTCGTCATAGTGTGGGCGAATGTACCCAACCATTCCAGCATAAGAACGAGTACGATAACGAGCCGGTCCACCTACTTCTAAGTAGTCCCAGTTTCCGTCAACGTTTTGCTCGATTGTCTTAAGTGTGTAGCCGTCACTATCTTCGATGACAACACCTGTATGTCCATAAGGAGAACCAGGCACTTCCATTACGAAGATGTCACCTTTCTTAGCAATAACGCCTTGTGCTTCATAAATAACTGTTTCGCCTTGTGCGGCTGCTGAATTGAGTAAGTCAATTGCATTACCCCAAAGAACTTTACCAGTTGCTCTGTTGTAAACGGAGTTTGAACCGTCTACACATTGCCAGCCATAGACCAAATCAAAGTCTATACCGACGTTATTATTAGCAGCTTCTTTCAAAGGTGCTAAAGCCCAATCTACTGTAGCCATATATCCACCTCCTTATTAATTTGTTGGCCAAGGGTCGTCAGTGATGTAAGATATGCTAGAAACCCTGATGTCACCAATATCTCTATCTGTAGGAACAGGGTCTAAGAATTGGAAACGTAAGTGATTTGCATCAGCAGCACCGCCTACATACCACGTTCCGTATGGAACACCGTTGTCGTTGAAAATCTGACCAATCATAGAACCAGTAGACCTATACCCCATAGGTATACCACCGTTTGCTATAAGGAAACATTTTTTTTCACGGTTTCCCGGATGTCCAATAAACGCCGGATTACCACGTCTAACAATACCGAACCAACCCCATTGAAGTCCGCCGAATTGATAAGTTACTGTATTATTAACTCTTCGGACTTGTAAATAAGAATTACCTAGTTTAGATAGTATGTTTATGTTCTTCCAACCGGTATCTCCATCTAATACCACCCAGCCTTGGTTTCCTGAAGCGGTACGTTTAATCCACTTCAAAGCACCGTTTGTCTTAGCTGTGTCAACATAGGTTTGACCTAACGTACCGTTGACACGTCCATTCGGCATACCTGTACCGGTAAGCTCACTAGACGAAGTAGTTGCATTTTGACCAGAAGATGGTAAAGTAATACTTCCACCACCGTGTGATAACGCTAAGATATTATCACTAAGAGATAGTGTTTGTGGAATACCTACTCCTGGGTCACCTTTAGGGCCAGGCGGGCCTTGAATACCTTGGGCCCCGGCAGGTCCGGGTTGTCCATCAGCTCCACGTTCACCGTTATCACCTTTAGGTCCAATCGGTCCTGGAGGCCCTTGAATTCCGGCGGGTCCCATGGGTCCAGTTTGTCCGGGTGAACCATCTTCACCTTTTGGTCCAGGAGGTCCTTGTTGGCCGTCACGTCCATTTTCACCTTTGGGTCCCGGAGGTCCTTGTTCACCTTTGGGTCCGGGTTGTCCATTTTCACCTGGAGGCCCTTGAATTCCGTCACGACCATTTTCACCTTTGGGTCCACGTTCTCCTTGGATACCT